AATATTTATAAAAACTAATCTCTAAGAGAGCGAACGAAGCTTTCAAACATTTGAGCCGCTTTTAGCTCATCAATCTGAGTAGTCTTCTTGTAAATCTTTTTCGCTTCCTGTTGGATCTCCTCTACTACTTCTTGCGCTCTCCAGTTTCCTGATGCAATGTCATAGTAGTATTCAGCATTTTCCATGATACCGCTTACGAAACAGTTAGGTCCTGAAGGATCAGTTACAACATCAACTGTTGCTAAATGGAAATCTTTTTGAACTTCCATGATACCGTTCTTTTGTCTAACAGATCCGAGGCCACGAGTGGATACGCCTACTTTAATACCTTCATCGATAAATTCTTTTACGATTTTACCCATAGGTGTGTTTAGAATTTTTGCCTTGCCGTAAAAATCATTACCCTCACGATACATATCTGTAATCAAATGCGATACTCGATCACCATTGATTGTTGGACCGTCAGGATGACCTAACTCGCCAAGTGCTCTTGATTGCGTAATGAAATCTCTTTTATAACGTTCCATTTCAGCTTCAAGAGTATCTGTAGGGTAAATACGACCATTACGATTTTTAATGTTACCTTGCATAAAAATACCTTCAATGAAATATGACTTTTCGCCATCTTCATTTGATTCGGTAATTACTTCGCAAGCCTCATTAATTTCAGTAATTAATTTCATGATCGTTTTCCTTTATTATTATTCTGTTACTATATATACAAATTAAGTTCTATATGCAACTGGCACTGCAGATATAGTAGATGTTGCTGTTAGAGTATCAGTAAAGTCTTTTTCTAATAATTCAGACGAACCGCCTGCGATGGTAATTGAACCAACGACAGCATCTCCACTAGTCGTGACCGTAACAACAGAATCGGCTGCTGCATATACTCTAACTAAATTAGAATCATATACTGTATTTGCAGTAGTGAATGATATTTCTTCAGCTTTTACTTTATAAATCATTATAGTGCCTCTCTAGCGAAACCAACTATTTCCTCGAACCCTGCTTTATCTGTCATTAAGATACTAGTAAATTCTTTTTGATTCGCTTTGTTTAAATCTTTAAACATTTGATTTAATAGCTTAGCATCTTGTGCAGATACTTTCACTTTATCACCGTTGTCTAAAGTCATATTACCAGATTTGAACTTAATGTTTTCGTTTAAATCGTTATTTTCCATAAAAGAACTAAAGTCCATTCTTTCTTCAGGAGCAGGATCCGGCATTCTTCTATCGCCTGCGGAATACGCATATAAAGATTTCATCATATCAAAAGCAGAACCTAATTTGCCTTGATACCATTCTTGCGGATCTTCTATCTGACCTAAATATTCTGCGATTTCATCAGCAGCATATGCAATAAAATGTAATTGGCGAACCATCATGTCTTTTTCTTGATATGAATCGCTTTCTTCTAAATCTTCAACAGATTCAAATTTAACGCCGTATGCCTTATCGTAGCTAGTCTTTGATGTCTTTTCATCGTTATCAGCGATACGTTTCTTTTTATCAATCGTACCTTTGAACTGTGACTCAGGAGCGACAGGATGTGGCTGTACTTCAACTTCGTGTTGGTCTTTAAATGCTTTCTCTTCAGCAGGTTTTGGTTCCGCTACTTCTGAGAACATTTCTTTAAAGCTTTTCATTGTAGATCCTTTAAATATTTAAGTTATAGTTATTTATCTATATGTCTAATTCGTCATCTGGAGCTTCTGCTTTTTCTTGCTCCATCTGTTCTTTCATTTCGTTGTAATCATCGTCAGACATTTGTAATACGTTCTTAACAACCCATTCTTTAGAATAGAAGACACCAATTTGTTCTTCCATTTCTCGTAATGTTGTCATACGTTCGCGTAGTATTTCGGACTGTTTTAGTTCTTCGAAATAATTATCTTTAACGAAATCGTATCTGATTTTATTACGAATACTATTGAATTCTTCTGGTGACATTACGCCCTTTAGAATCAACTGTTTCTCTAATATGATATTAAATAACCAAGAAAATCTTGCTCTTAATCTACGAATGAATTTGCCGAACTTTATTTCGTCTCGATTAACTTCTGATACTCTACCAAAAGAATACATTGCTTCAGGTTCTAATCTTGACAATGGAACTCTTAGAGATTTATATAATTTACGTTGGAAATACGGTAAGTTATCATCAGCAGTTAAACCTGCTGCACCACCACCTGCTAACGTATCAACTTCAGTAGAACGTTCACCACCTCGACGCGGGAACCAAAAATCTTCTGTCATTGTCATCATTTTACGAGCATCAGTAATTTCACCGGTTGATGAATTGTACTGCAATTTATTTTTATGGCGAACCATCATATCTCGAAGATATTGTTCTGCCTTAGACTTAGGTAAGTTACCTACATCTATATAAAATATTCTACGCTCAGGCGCTCTCGTTAATGTGTAAATAACAGTTGCATCTTCCAACATTCTTAGTTGGTTAAGCGGTTTTACTGCAGGATGTATATGAGAAAGAACTAACGAGTTATTATGGTTCATCAATCCTGATGTGACTCTAGCAACAGAATCTTTAGAAATTCGGTTAGTCCTTCCACCCATAGAACTGGCGCCTTGACCAAATCCATTATCGGAATACAAATAATATTCGTTCTTTACTTTCTTTATACTCATTCCTGAGTGATCATCTTTATCTTTCTTGTCCATTTCACGAACAAGCTTTATTTTACGCGGATCAACATATCTTAAATCAATTATACCTTTTCCTAGATTTTCTTCATCTATAATAATGTGATAGTTTAATCTTCCGTCCACGTAAAATTTAGAAAAAATATCATAAGCATTGTGAGTGAAATCCATTATACCTAATAGTTCTTGGAATTCTTCTGATACTATTTCTTTTACTTTATCTGGTAGATCTGTGTCGTCTAATATAATATCAACAACACGATCTTGTGTATCTACATTTATAGCTTCATTTACAACTTCATCTATCGCTTGTGATATTTCTGGTTGTTGAGCCATGCTACGATACTTCGTAACTAATTCTGATTCCGTTTTTGCAGCACCTTCCATGTCAATGGCAGTGCCGTAGAAACCACCGAGCGCATTTGTATCAATAGTGATCGCGCCGTCGTCATTTTGAGGTGCAGCAAAAGAGACGGGCTGATTAGCACCGTCTTCTTCGCGTTTAATCTCAAATCCAAATAATTTCATATTATAATAACCTTATATACATTAGGTTGTTGGAATACCAGTAGCACCCTCGACTTTCCAGAAGTCGTATTGGAATGTTACCGTGAATTCTTCAATTGCATCCGTTGAGCTCCAATCCATTTCAATACCTTCGATTGAAATAGGGAACATACCTTCGAATACATAAGAACGCAATGCAGAACCATCTTTACTGAATTGCGTTATAATTGCATTTGATTTATAATCTTGCGGTAATGCACGGATGTTTCCATCGTGAGTATTGATAGCATTTGACCATGCTTCCAAAGCATTACGAATCGCAAAATCTTCATCGTTAATTACTGTTACTGTCCAATCTTCAAAAGTTCTATCACCTGCATATTTAACTTGTCGGCCGAAGTATGGTACTTCATAAGAACCGACAGTTGATGCTGGGATGCCTGCGGCACGGACCATAAATGGTATTTTAAAGTCCGCCGTAGGATCTACTGGGTTTAGAATTTGAACTTGGAAAAGAGTTGGACGAGCACCACCACCTACTAATTGTGATTTGAACTCGTTAATGTTAAAACTCATTTCGTTCTCCTTTAAGTATAATCTTATTTATATTAACCAATCGAACCGACAATTTCGTCAAATTCTACACCACTTCTCGTAGCAACGAATGTTAATTCAATAACATTGATTGAGCGAGCTGGTTTGATGAAGATGTTTGCTCTGAATTTGTTTTGGTCAATAACAGCCGGTGTATTTACAGTTGCATCCGATATTACACGGAAATCAATAATACCACGACGACCTTGAATATCTCTTAAGAACGGCTCTACGATATTTTTAAACTGAGTTTGAGTATACTCGTCGTTCAGTTCAAACATAAAGTTTTGAGCTGCGTTAGCAATTGCTTTCTCTACAGAAATAAACAATCTACGAACATTTAATCTATCAAATGCACTAGTTGCACCTAAACCAGTCTTATCACCAAATAGTACAATACCTTGACCTACTTGAGAAACGACAGGGTTAATGTCAGATCCGTATAATTGATCACGTTGTGCTTTAGTTGGATTGAACGCTAATTTAACAACATTCTTAATAACACCTTTACGGAAACCAGCTGGTGATTCAAACGGCTCAACTCTAGACGCAAGACCTGCCATGTCACCATTTAATGGTACATAACGATATACGTCATTATACTTATCGTAGCGATATTTATAACCACTATCGAAGAATGTATATGATGAATTCTGAACTTTGTTACGATATGCAATTGCTTTAGTAAGTTTTGCGTTTGTTTTAAGTTCTGTTACGACAGCTTCTCTTGAAGGAGATAAGAAAGCAACGCAATCTTTTCTGTCTTCTGCAATATTAGAAACGATATAGTTTGCTAAGTTAGCATTATCGTCGCCTTTACCCTGTAGGATAAAAGAAACATCAATTTCATTTGAATTTTTGAACGTATCATACGCTGCAGCTAATGCAGATAATGTAGTTGCAGACTCAGTTGTACCATCAGTACCTGCTACTAACGTTTCGTAAGCAGAAGTTTGTGATGCAAAATGAGTAGTGTTAGCAACTGATACCCAAGAAGATTGGTTTTCAATTACATCTACATAGTAGTTGTTTGTACCATCGTCTAAAGAAGCGCCATTAGTTGTTGATACGTTTTCGAATATTTCTAATACAGTATCAGCGGTACCTGAAATTACGCCATCGTTATCAATTACAGCAATGTGATAATTGTTAGTATCTGGAGCTTTACCAAATATATTAGAATAAGCCCACTTTTTCTTCATTGATAACAAGTTTAAGTTTGTTTCAGCTAAAGTGTAGTTACTAGTAAAATCAATATCGTATTCGTAAGCTGCTGTTAGAGCAGTATTAGAAGTTACAATGCCTGCATCTGTCAATTGACGTTCTGCTACAGTTGATACTACCAATTCTTGATAACCTACAGAATCATTACCGATTTCGATTACATCGCCAACTGCTACTGAAGTAACTCTGTCATCAGTTGCTACTTCAAATAACACTGTAGAAGTATTGAAATCAATTTCTTGTTTTAACGTGTCGTTTGTAATTTTATCTTCTGGGATAGTACCTACGGTTGCGAAAGAATCTTCAAAATCTGCACCTTTAACGTATGCGATGTCAATTGAATTACCTAATGCACCAGCGTATTTAGCATCAAATGCTGCCGCTTCTATTACTACATTGTTTGCGTCGTAGGTTGTTGCAGATGCAGTAGTTGCACCGTTATCTGCACGTGTTACGTATAAAGCATTCGCGTAGGAAAGATAATCTGCCGCTACGAAAAATGTCTCAAAATTGTTATCGTTTGGCGTACCAAAACGACTTGTTAGTTCGTTTTCCGAAGTAATTAGTATAGGATCTTCGACAGGACCCCATCTAAATACGCCTGCCACCGCAGCTGGTGGTGTTGCTACAGATGGAACTGCAGCAGAAGCGTCTACTTCACGAACAATAACCGAAGGACTTACTGAAAAGGCCATGTTTGTTCTCCTTTATCTATTATTAAAAACGTTTTTAATTATATCACTGTTTTATTTATAAAATAATAGATTTAAATACTCCAGCCATCCCTTATAGGAGCAAATCCATCGTCGTCAATATCATCATCTCCGACATCTATAAAGCCAAACGGTAAAAGATCTTCTTCAATCTGTTCTTCCGTCTTTTCTCTTAGTGTCATCATCGTATTTATATCTGTCATATCTTTAAAGTAATTTTGGTCAGATAGCCATGCAAACAGTACTAAATTCATTACAAGATCGTCGTGTGATCCAGATTCTGCCTCGTAAGAAGATCCTCTTTTAGAAAAACGTGATAATTCTTGTATAGTATTATAGTCATTTAAAAGTAATTGATCTTGTTCAATTAATCTTTTTAATATAGAACATCCAATGGATTTGACTGATTTAGTTGTTCTAATCCCACCGTCTACATTTTTACCAAAACCGCTTGAAATTCGTTTACCGTTCCTTCCTGCGCTTTCAGTATAAAGAATATTTTCGTAGCCATAATCCATTGATAGTACATCAGAAACTTGTTCACCGATATCATTTATTTCTACTAATACAGCAGCTTCGTTGTACAAAGTTCCTAATCTATATATAACTGATGCAAAATCAACTGGACCTATCATATTATCTCTAAACGTACAAACTTGCTTGTATGGCATTTCAGAAATATCTATTACATTGAAAGTAGAATAATCTAACCCTTTACCTCTAGATACATCAACAATTAATGCATAAGTACGACCTTGAATTGGTCTTTCATATTGGGCTACGCCTTCGCTTTCAACTAATGCCTGCGAATAAGCTAATTCTTTTAATTTGTTACCCGATATTAATGTACCAGAACTACCGAGGAATCCGCACTCGTACTCTTGGACGAATTTTTGTTCATCATGATCTAACGCTTCTAACGTTTCTTGTTTCCATTTTTCATCTCGCCCAGGAACATCGTGCCACATGACTTTAACGAATTCATAACCGTTCGTACCTTCTTCGGCGCCTTTACACGTTTTCCAAAAATGGTTCAATCCATTAGGAGTTGATGTCATTAATAGTTTAGTGGATTTACCAGATGAAATGGTTGGATATACAGAAGCGAAGAATTCATCATATCCTTCTATAAACGCAACCTCATCGAGATATAGGAATGAAATTGACTTACCACGAATAGCACTAGAAGAGGTTGTACCGGCGTATATCTTACATCCATTTTCTAGCTCTATACTATACTTGTTCCATTCTTCAACCCCTTGTTGCATCCATTTGGGCAACGCTTCATAGGCCAATTTAACACGGTCAAGTACTTCTTTTGCTGCATCACCTTTGTTTGCTAATACGGCAGCAGTTTTAAATTCGTTAAATAAAATGTAATGTAAAATGATCGCAACGGCAGTTGTTGTTTTACCAGACTGACGTGCAGTTAATACAGCAACTCTTCGAGAATTGAAAATTTTGTTCGTTATTTCTTCTTGATAATCATACATCTTAAAAGGAATAAACCCTTTATCCACGTGTACAATTTTAATATAGTTTTTGGCGAAGTATATTGGATCTTCCATACACTTCATATATTCTTTTAGGTTTTCAGGGGAAAATTCAATTTCTTCGCCTGATCTTTTTAGATTATTATTACCTAAGTAACCTCTAGTTACTTGATTCACCATCAGCTTCACCTTTTAACATTTTTAATAAATCAGTAGTGGAAACAATTAAATTATTATTCGTTACGTTAGTTTCTTGTTTTGGTCCGTCTATTTCTTCTTTAGCAAATTTCTTTTTATGAGACATTTCAACGAAATCTTTGTTCGCATCTAATAATGTTTTCATTAGTGTAGACGCAACTTCGTATGCTCTTGGCGATTCTGATTGTTTTGCTAATTCAATCATCTCTGCTAAAGCATCATCACCTTGTTCGATTATGTTTTGGATATTCGAGCGCGCCTGCTCAATGTCTTTAACCGTATCATCTGAAACAGATGACGTCTGCGTCGCAGGTAAGTTGACTTTTTCTTGTTCTTGCGCAACCGGGAGTTCTTTTTCATCTGCTTGCTCTTTGATTTTTTCTAATGGTACTAAACCTAACGTACTTGCTATTTTATCATCACTCATAATTCAATACCTCTAAATATCATCTACCGCTATGATGTATGCCCAATCGTCATCAAACTCTATGTCGCTATAATCTATTGAATTATTTGCGTCTGTCGTAGGTTCGCCGTTTGCAGTTAACCCAGGCTGAACTGTTACCTTTGTCTGTAATTCAGCATCATCAGCTGTATCAGTAGCAAACCTAGTGTCAATAAATTTAATGACTTTCTTTTCTTTTTGAGGGCCATAATACCAAGCCTTCATTGTGAAATTTAACGTCCATAATATGCTTTTACGCTCGCTGAATTCACCTTCATACAATTCTTCATTAGTTACTCCATTTAAAATAAGAGGAACGTCAATAGGATCTATATCATCAATAATACGAACAGTACTTGTGAATTCTGGATTAAAGAAAGGTAATATTTGTTCTACTATTTTTGTAGCGTCTTCATTATATTTAGTCATAATATACAATGAAAATTCTAAATTGTATGGAGTACCTGCATATAAAAAGTTTCTTTCACCTGACGTTGGATCTACCGCAGTCTTTCTTAATTTTTGTATTGGCGATATTTTACGATCACCGTCATAACTCATAGATGTCATTTCAAAAGACATACGAGGCAAACTAATTGCTTGCTTGCGATTTAAATTTGGATCTTGGTCAATTCTTGCTAATATTTTTTGCCAAGGCGCATAAGAAATAGGTACAATCATATCATTCACGATTGCGCCGTTTCCATCTAATCTTTGTATTTTTAATTGGTTAAAATAAGTACCAAATAAGGCAACATATTTTCTTGTTGTTTGATTATGAAAATAATTTGCTATTGCCATTATATGTTATCCTCTATATCCAGTGTTTCACTGAAAGGGTCTATTTCTGAGAAGTCAATAATCGAATCGCCATCTTGTTCAAAATACAAGTTACTAGCGCCAGGATCCACGTCGCCTAAACCTTCAAGAGTACCTGTATTTGCATTCACTAAACTGTTTGTATTAATACCATCAAAGAACGTGTCAATATTATCGCGACCCGTTTCAAATCTTTCGCCAGAGTATTCAGCCAATTCACATTTCATATCAAATACTTGTAGTGTACCACCTTGATAGAATACGCTTTCATGTTCTACTTCAACCACTTTAAATATCTTTTCATTCAATGGGAAGTATATGAAATCGCCTTCAAGAGGTCTTGTTCTAGCATTTCTTTCACGAGTTACAAACTTCTCAAATGTTCTATTCGCGACAGTTAATGTCATTTGGTCTCTTATTTCCAAACCAAATTTAGATAAGAAATCGCCTTGACCTTCGAATGCATCCACGTTTTTCACATACGTTTCAAATTCATATGTTTCATCGTAGATAGGAGTATCATCTTCGTTTAATACGTAGTCTCTAGAGTCGGCAGAACGCGTAATGTATATTATATCTACACCAAACATTTTTATTGACTCTATCACTAGATCGTCAATGAGCTGTTGCTCAACGAAGTTGTTGTAATTATTGAAAAACGCGTTAGTAGCCATAATTTACCCAATAAAGTTATATGTTAATGGTTGTAAATTAGAGATGGCATCTTCTTCCATTCTTTCTCTATCCGCTCTTGCTTCTGATAATATTTGTTCGCCATTGAACGTAACACCACCAACCAATTGCATTCCATTAAATTTGGTTATGTTTAAACCCCATTGTTCTCTTACTAATACGGCAGCATAGTTTTGTAACCAGCGATCGGACCAAATATCAGAAAAAGTACTAGGATCTATTACATCATAAGCTTCTATGATAATGTATTCACCTACAACTAACTTAGACTGATCTACATCAACATATAATCTATTTACATGTTTATTGTATCTTATTCTAGATTTACCTACTAGCATTTCTTGTAAGAATTCTATATGTTGCATATTCATATAGTAATTAGAAACGTTATAACCTGTAATATCTTCTAAGTTATTCAATACAAATTGGTATTGTACATTAAATAATCCAGAACCCATTGAAGTAGATGTAGAAATATCAAATACATTAGATACGCCTAATATATCTTCAGGTAATTGTATGTAGCCATTATCAATATCGTCTTGGATAACTTGATGTTTTAAATATATTAATTGGCTTCCATTATAATGATAGTCATTCCAGAAAGAAAGTGCTTCATCCACTCGATCATCAACCTGTTCTTCTGAAACGTTAATTTCAATGACAGGTGCACCGATCTTGCGAAGTATATGTTCTTTAAATTCGTCTCTAGTTGTTGGTTGCGCCATTATTCTTTCCTAAGTGTTATTGACTATTTATTATTATTGCGGATCGTTTGATGATATAGTAGCAGTTAGTCTAACATCTTGCGTCGACGACGTTCTTTCTTCAGGATCATAATCTCCTTCAGTTACTCTTATTTCAAAATAAACATCATCAGCGCCTGCTACGCTAAAACCAGTCACAAATTCGCCTTCCTGCGCAAGTGCGTACCATCTAAAAGTTCTAGAACTACCTTCTCCTAGCGTGTACCATTGCCCACTAACGTCAGATCCTAACGGATCATTAGCCGCATGATAAGAACTGGAATTTCCTTCTCCGTACGGATCGGTTTGAAAAAATCTGCATTGTATTACAGGATCTTTATAACCTATCACTGGAATATATCCAACTAGATTAAATCCATTTACACCACCAAAAGAACTCGTGGCTACTTTAATTCTTTTATCTGAATCGTGTTCGTTAGTAATAACCGCGTTACAAGTTGCTACTGATGTGTCACCTGGATTAGCATTAAACTTTTGTTCAGATTCGGTTCCCCAGCTAGTAAACACGCTTGGAAAATCTCCAACAAATCTTCTAGCACCGTTGTTGTGAACAGCGAAAACATGTGGTAACATATTTAATCCTTAGGTAAAATTATAACCAGTAGCTGAACCGAAAGATAACGTACCATTATAAGCTACTAGCGTAACCATCCATCCTTCGTAATCTCCCCAGCTAGGTTCTTCGTCACTAGCCCAAAGAATCGTTGATGGAAAAGTTGGCGCATACCCAGCGACAGCCGGACTTCCAGCTCTTTTTGCTGTATCTAATAATAACATTAGTGTTTTACCAGCACCAGGATTTTGGATATTAAAGGTGGTATCGTCAGACATAACTTTCGTATACACCGGATTACCGTCAAAGTCTAAATTCTCAGTAGTGCCACCGCCTAGACTAGTCACGTTAGGTTGAAAGGCACCGTAGTTACCAGTTGCGTCTGCTATATTTTCTAGTTTAAAATCGTCGGTGACGATCGTTGTTGTTCCTACCCTAAATGGCATTGTTATTTCCCCTAATTGTATTTGTTTAGAATTCGTCTTATATTATTTCTGCTGTTGCACCTATGTCTATTTCATAAGTTACAAGTATTGTATCATCAAACCCATTAGACCTACCCCAAAATTCTATAACATACACATCTCTTCTTGAAGCAAATCCAGTCTGAACGTTCGCAGTCGCTGTAAATTCAATGGTAATACCATCGCCATTCGAAGGTGTTGCTAACCAGTCACCTTCAGTATAACTACTAACAACTGATCCAGTAGTATTGGGATCAGTTGTTACAGGTGTTACAGACCATACCATTCTTACGGCAGAAGGAATCGCAGATGTGTTTGTATAAATTGTCGCTCCTGCTTGAGTTAATGGCGTTGTAGCGTTGCTTGTATCGAACCAATCAGCTGAACCTGAGCCTGATGATCCATCATCAAAAATTTCAATTCGAAATTCGTTAGAAGCCCTAGTAAATCTAAATCCAACTTCTGCTCTGGCATAAGCATTTTGATCAATTTGATCTTCGAAAGAAGAATATGCTAAATCACCAACCGATGATTCTCTACCAGTTGCAGTAACACCTGTACCTGAAGTCGGTATAAGCGTACCACTTTCATCATATCCAACCGCAGACGCAGCGCATGTGCCAGCAGAAGATAAGCCCACACAACTAATTCTCCATATATCATGATCTCCCCACGGAGGCGTTATATCCCCAGACCAATAGAAATCAGTTCCATCAAAAGTAGGAGTGTTTCCGTTAGTTGTCATTATTATTTCAGAAAGACAACCGCGTTGAGAATTCGCTAACGTGACTACCCCGTTTCCTGTTAAATTTAAAAATATCTGAGAATTGGATTCTATATCAAGAGGCGGGCTCGATCCAGAAACATTTGTTGCGGTGACATGGACATCTGGCCCATAATCGTCTGTCATAGTCAGGGTTCCAACGGCAGACGTTATGTTCCTATTGTTGTCAATTACAGTCGTGTTTAGAACTTTAACGGCCATTACGCGCCTCCTTCCCATTGTGCTTTATAATAACCGGTCGCTATTATATTTGAACCACCCGAGTCGGTAGCAATTTCTACTTTACACTGAATAAATCTTTGACCATATCCACCAAATTCTGCGTTATATTCAGTCCGAATAAAATATCTAGGAGAAGCTAATGAACCCCATGTTCCTAGTGCAGGAGAAACGGTATTAGGTGTTACTTGAAAGCTACTACCGGTCGAGTCGTTTGTAAATCTAATGTAATAAGTTGTGCTAGGTGTTGTGTTATTCCATTGTGTAGTAGAATGAGCACTAGTGCTACTAATTGTTATGCGATCGATATTACCCGCTGTCGTAAATGAAAAACCAGTATCTACATTCCATGTAGATCCCATGTATGTCGGAAAGGGTCCAAAAAATGAAGAAGGCAATGATGACGTTCCAGATAGACTAACCGTTTCAGTTGGTCCTGCGCCACCACCTTGTCCAGATATGTCTCCTTCTGCACTAAACCCAGTACTTGCTATGGAAGGAATAAAATGAGGTAACATACTTACTCCTTAAATGTCGTAACCGACTGCGCCGGCCAATATATTAGTAGAATTCAAACAAGTAAATGTAATCATCCAATATCTAAAATCATCCCACGTAGGCTCTGTGGCTGAAGGCCATAATATGTTTGATGAAAAAGAAGGATCGTGATCTGAGGTAGAAGTATCTAAAATGAGAACAGTACTTCTACCTTTTGCTTTATTCGACTCTGTAAAAGATGTCGCCGCCGTTAATACTTTATCGTGTGCTGGGTTGTTAAAATCTAAAACTTCGGCGGTGCCTGTACTTAAATCAGTAACTACTGGATGGGTAGCTGTATAATCAACTCCAGTCATACCAGCAATATTTGTTAAATTACGAGAATCATCTATAACAGTTGTGCTTAGAATTTTAATTGCCATCTTCGTCTCCTTTGACTATTAGCATTTATATTCTATTTATCAATCTCGCCTTTCTATATCATCTTCAGATAAATTATTTCCAACCCAAACTTCAATTACTTTAGCAGTTTCTTCGCCAACGTTAGTCGCTTTATGCCAAGTACCTTTCATAATATCAATACTTTCACCAGCGCTATAAATCTTTTGAATTTTATCGCCATTAGTACATTCCAATTCCATACGAATAGTACCTTTTACAATATGCCAATGTTCATCGCGATGAGTATGCCTTTGGTCACTTAATGATTTACCAGTGTCAAAAGATAATTCTTTAACAGTCCAACTACCATTTTTATCTAATACTTTGTAAGTACCCCATTTACGCTGTACTGTAGGTTGTGACCATTCTTTTAATATCCATGAAGAGCTGTTCTTTTTATCATCGCCGCCGACTGAAAATCTGAATTCCACATCATCAAAAACCATCTCCGGTATATTATCTGAAGTTCTATCTCCACCGTTCGCAAATATAATATGATCATTAGGGTACTTTTCTTTAACTCTTTTGATTGCGCCGATGGCGGTATTATCAGAATCGTCAAATTCTATTACTTCATCAACTGGATTTAAATTCTCTATAATAGTCGATCTTTCAAACCAAGACATAAATGGTTGACCTTTTTTACGAGTCAACCATTCATCAGAGTTTACGCCAACTACAAGAATGTCACCGAGTTTCTTTGCATGTTTTAAATAACTAATATGACCAGAATGGATGGGATCAAACCCACCCGTAACGATTACAATTCTTTTCATTTTTTAAGACCCTTTAATCATATAATCCCAAACGAAATTAACGTCTTTATTTGTTTCCATTTCTGGTTTGATTCTAACCAAATCAGGATGTACATACCAATCTTCGTATGGATAACCTGGAGCAAAAGCAACGTCATTCACTAAAAGTTTATATCCATGTTCTAGCATGATTTTACGAGCTACTTCTTTTTGTAATGGATCCAAACGATAGCCGTCATGTTCAAATGTTACTACACCAAACTTATATTCGTTAAGAGGTAATTTCTTAAGTATTTCTAAACTTGCTTCATCACAATCTATTTGTAAATAATCTATTCTATTATCCAAACAGTGCGTTTCAAACAATTTTTGGTAATCAATTTCAAGAGCATTTTCGCATAACACTGTATTAGTTCTATTATTAGAAAAGTTATAGCATAATGCTGGATCATTATCAATAGAAATACCTTTCCAACCAAACTGTTCTTCAAGTAATGCACTATTATTATGAACATGCGGTTCGCCACTACCTATTTCTAAATAAGTTCCATTTCTTTTTCCGTCAAATACAGAAAGAACAAACATATCTTGGAAGTGTTTAGAGTTGTTATTTTCAATGTTTTCAATACCATCGAAAGGAAATTTAAATCTAGGAAGATCTTCCTTTTTATATACTATCGTATCAGGCATGAAAATTTTATTTAACATTTCATTTGATTTTTGCGTATACTCTTCATCGAATTTATTACGATAAACCAAATCAAAGATTTTTTGTTTGCCGTCTTCCATACCAGAGTCGCCCCAAGTCGCGATAGCATCCAAATATAATAATCCTTGTTTCCCTGGATAGTTAACATCCAAATCCTCTAGATCATCATTTGCATACAATAAACCGGTTGCTGTGTATGAGCGAACGAATCGCCAATCATGTTTCTCTTCCCATAAACGAGCAAGGAAATAATACGCTTCTGGCCTTTGTGGCATTAAAATCAACGCGTGATGAGCTAAACCTAAAGCCGTGTGGTGTCTGTCTCTTTGTCTATTATAACATTGCGATGCCAATAACATACATTGATATTGCAGAAGTTTATCTTTAGTTTCTAAGTCAGCTGCTTTAATATACAAAGAAATAGCAGCTGCGCCTTGTCTTAATTTATCGTATTCTTTTGCTAATTCAAATGCTTTACGAGGATTTTTTGGATCTAAAGCATGTTCATTTAATAATTCTTGTAGCATCATTAACCCTTCAATAAAAATTCAGTAAATAAAGTATCTGGTATTCTCAATATAAAACAAGCATTATCTTGTAAACCGTATGATATTAAAACTTCTCCATTATGGAATGCCAATCCAGTCGCGAACTCTATTCCATAATTGTTTCCAGTCGTATGATTCTTTTGGAATCCCATAAAACTAAATTCTTGAGTTGTTCTAACAATATTCCAATCGTTATCCCAAATAATAGCTCTATGCATGTAATTACCATCTTTTCTGCCAAAGACGTCTTTAATTAAATCTACTTCATGCGAAATAGTCATACGTTGTTCTTCGTTAATTCTAACTACTTGCGTACCACCTCTAAGATCTCTAGGCATCTGATATTTTTTATCATGATCTATAATTACAGAAGTGGTTTTTCTATTTTCAATATCATAGTGAACAACTTCAGTTGGATTGTGCCATTTTACAAAATGCCAAGGTTTATCTAAAATAGGTACCCAGTTCTTTTCACAATATGTAGCATCGTCTCCAGGCGCAGGAATTGGATTTCTAGATACTTCAGTCCATTGACCGTCTATCTTTTCTATTTCGCACATTTCCATGCGACCTTTACCTTTATCATCGTAACAGTCGCGACGTACACCGCATAAGAATAAACGGTCTTCCCAAGAAAACAGTCTACCATCTTCCAAACCAATAAAGTTCCAAGTAGGTGCACCCGTGTCTAAGGCCATGTGAATACGCTGCGATGAAACTATATTTAAGTCGTCATCAAGTTCACAAAGAACATTGTGTGTTGCTAAGCAAACATCATTTTCTGGGTGGATGTATTGTAGAGGACCCCATTGATGACCAAATTTTTTGGCTTCACTGTGGTATAAAGTATAATTGACATGACGGATATTCATAAGAAGTTTTCCGTCATGTACAAATATAGAAGGATTCATAATGCCTGTTTCGTTTGTTAACTCTTCAGGCAAAATCATAGGGTGAATACTTCCACCCCGTTTCAATGCATATGCAACTAAGCCATGCAATCTCAATTCGTGCATAATATCTCCAATAATAAAAAGATCAATATGTTATTATATATCTAATCAATCCAAGGTGGATTTCTTTTCACCACTTCATTTTTACCTAGTCTTCTTTGAATAACGGCATCTATATCACTCATTTCTGAATCGTTTATAGAACTCGTTACCCAACCGACTACAGTTTCTTTATTGAGATTTGAAAAACCTACAAAGGAATCTGCATTTACTAATTCGGCAGACAAGGTGGTCTTACCAAGATAAGTAGCAGAATTACCGCTATCGTCAGTGCCAATTTTTTTCCAAGTGACACGAACGACAGCGTTTTCCAACGTGGATCCTTCATCATTGACTTCGTCTCTAGTTTCTAAACTAGTGATAACCCACTCGTAATTCATAATTGATTACCTTTTATTCTGCGCCGTCTTCTTCAACGATTTCAGCATCTTCAACATCGTCTTCGGCAGCGGCGTCAGCAGGTAACGTAGGAGTTACATCAGCAGGAGCCCAAGGAAGAGATGATTCTTCAACTTCTTCTTCGATAACCGCGTCGATTTGTTTTTGAATTACGCCATCGATGTGAGCTTTATAGCCCGGATCGTTATCTACGATATTTCTAATCCATCCAACAACAGTTTCTTCTGTTAAAGATTCGAAAGATACAAAAGAACCTGCTGGAACGTTGGCTGCCGAAAATGGTGTTGCACCAGAAAATTCTCCAGTGTTTCCATCTACGTCTGTACCAGTGCATTTCCAATAAGTTTGGCATACTGCTCTAGGTAGAGTTTCTCCATCAACATTAACTTCATCTTTGATTTTAATGCTGTTGATTTTCCAAGTATATGTAAGTGACATATGTTATTTCTCCGTTATTTAATTTAGGTGTTAACAGTTATTATTTATATATTTTAATTATAACACGAAATAAAGATCGTGTCAACCATTTTTTAATCTAATTCGACAATAGCATCACGAGCCGCTTGGCGCGCATCTATAACGTCTTGAGGTATAGGAGTACCAGTTTCGGTAAACCTTACTACATACCAATCGGTACTAGACAAATAATCTCTAGCCTCAAGATTGATAAATTCTTGTTCGTCTCTCGAGATTTCTTCTGCCGATCTTGTTTCTACGAGATCTGTCGTTCCATCAGGCAAAACCTTGTTATGACAAAACTCTTGGGCAATTTGCCATTGACTTTCGGACACTTGTATACGAGGAGTAGGGATGTCCTCTAAATCAAAGACATCCGTATTATACCAACCTTCTAAAATGCCGTTTTCATCGACATGCGCGTATATATCGTATTGATTTGTATTATTCATTTTTAATATCCTATTGCCATTACTCTAAAGTATGTATTACTGCTATTCCAACCGTTTCTAATATCAGCGTAAGTTCTCGTGATAGTATAAAACTGCGAATTATCACCGATACCTGCGTTACTCGACTCTTGGTTGCAGTGCACTGTTGTACATGTTGACCCGAATGCTGTAGGGAAAGCCCATCTAGCAGTGCTGTTGCGAAGAACATATATTCTTGCCCACTGAATAGTAACACCAGTCTTAGCACATTTCCACCAACCAGCAGCGGCTTTACTTGCAGTATTAACAACGTTACCGCTATTTGCGTTAAGACCGTTCAAGTTTGATGTTGATGCCGGATTCGTATAATAACCAGTGTCATTAGTATCATAAAATATATCAGAACGCATGTCGTTCGTATTCATTATAGAACGACCAGAATAACTACCAACCGAACCATTGACTCTTATATTTTTACCAAAATAGAATTGCGCACGATCAGTTTCAAAATGCGACCAACTGCCATTCTTAGGTCCGATTTCTATATATCCAGATGGAGTTTGAACTCTCCATGAACCACCCGATGCATTCAAGTAATATGAAGTACTTGCTCTATCTCGGAAGATATTTGCACGAACATCGTTTAATTGTGTTGTACCATTAGGATCTACACGAAAAGCAGTGTCTTGACGATCGTACATAATATTTGGTCTAATATCATTAAGATACGAAACACTTGATGGGATTAAATAATAAGATGTACTATTGCGATCGTAATATCTGCTAAAGTAAGCATTACCTGTACCAGCAACGTGACCGTCACTACCCGATAAGTATACACGAGCATCACCATCTGCAGCGACATACATACCCCAACCAGTGAAACCACTACCGCTTGTAAACGAAGCGTTTTGGCCGTAAGTATATCCAATACCATACATGTTACCTAATGTACTAACTGCTGGGTTATAAGAAGAACCGATTGTGTATATCGGATTCGATCTTGAACTGTTTTCGCCAACGTTATTATAAGAACCTTCTAAATGACCAACGTTATGACCTGCTCTACGTAAATTACCGTTTAATCTTAATGCATTAAGTCTAGATTCAGAATCAGCATGTACATAATAACCGGTATTATTACGATCATAATATATGTTAGATCTCAAGTCATTAAATATTGACGTTGAACCAGGGCGAGCATAGTATGCAGTATTATCTTTATCATACATAATATCACAACGGAAATCGTTGAATATTGAAGTAGACGCAGGATCTGCATAATAACCAGTATCATTAGAATCGTAATAACGACCAGCGTACATTGAACCGCCATTGCCGTTATTCACGTCAAGCATTGGTACAGTTCTCCAAGACCCTGGTGAACCACCCCATTGTTGGCGGAATCTCAAGTTACCAATCGGACCACCAACCATCTGCCAGCCGTAGCGAGTCGAACCGTTATTATAATGCTGAGCCTGCATCCCAACCCAGTGAGAAGTACCTGAAGGTTGGTTAGCTGGGTTAGACCAAGAATCAATAAAGCCTGAACCCCAGTTAAACACCGTGTTCATATCAATACGGCCCCAACCCATTGAGCCAACCCAATAGTTTGTATCACCGGTCCTAATTGGTCTGTTACAGTAATCTAACGCGGAGTTTCTAGTCATTCCAGTTAGACCAATCGTGGCTTTAGTACGAGCAGACATACCATCAATATTAGTGCTGTATCTGCTTGCTGGATTAACATAATAACCAGTATCATTACGATCGTAGAAGATCGGTGAACGAACATCACCTTCAACATCAACTATATTATTAAATAATACGTCTCCATTTTGATAATACATACGCATTGCCCAGTTAGCAGGAACACGTTGATTACCTTCACCCATACCGATCCAAGAATAACCATCACCACGATATGTTAAGTGGAGGGCAGCTGCACCTTTACCAGATTCACCGATATGAACAGATTGATAATAACCAGAACCACCATTACCGTTAACTACGATATGAGAATGACCACCGCCATTAACAAGCAATTCATTCATATGAGTATAATTCATACGAGAAGAACTCGCAGGATCTACATAGTAACCAGTATTATTATAATCATAAAATAGTGTACCACGAACATCTTGACTGAATACCGCACGACTTGATATTGCAGCTCGGAAACTACCGTTATTGATAATTAACATACCATGATCGTTTAGGTTATTTGCACCGCCTAAACCACCAGCGTTTGGATGCGACCAAGCAATACCATAGAAGTTGTTTGTTGCGGCACCGTCAGATCTCATTCGATACGCAGAACCCATCGCAAACACTTGTTGTAAACGAGTAGAAGTATATGTACCAGTTATACCCAAGCCATAGTTGTTAAATGTATGATAACCATTTTGGTCTGAACTATTCCATCTGGAATTACCTGCCCCATCCCAAAAATAACCAGTGTTATCAATATCATAGAAGATTGGAGCGCGGAAAGAACCACGAGCTCTAAAGTATCCGCTTTCTG